AATCAATCTTACAGATGATTTTACAAAGTGGAAAAACACAGAAATTATTGATGCCGGAAAAGAAATTGGCTATACAGTTAACAGAAACGGTGATATAATAATTGCAAGAAGTATCAAAATCCATTACAGCAAAAGCGGTACGCATGGTGTTCCGTTTTCAGGGGGGTGGAAAAAATGATAATTAACGATCCCACGATTTACTTTGGGAAGAAAATTAAAGTTTTTTCCACAAGTGGACGTGTAACGACCGGGGAACTCTATGGGTATGATTACGACTTTGACGATGATGGGAATGAATTCCTGGAGTTCGATGTGGAGAATGAAAACGGTTTGCTAATTGGCTTTATGGAGGACGAAATTGAACGCATCGAGATTGTTGGATGATAAAACAAAATGCGCAATTGAGGCAGTCCTCTCCAAGGGAGACCGTGTGGAATTGGTTCCCGTAAAAGATGGTGTTAAAATTATACATATCAAGCGGGAGGAAGTGAAGCTGTGAATAATTATATATGTCATAAATGCGGTGGACTTTTGGGGCATAGAACAACTTTTGTTGGTGGATCAGACATGCCCTATACAGAAAACGAAATGTATTGTGATCGATGTGGTATTCATCTTAAAGGCGATGCTGTTCCACGAGAGAAAACAGAGGATGAATTGGAACGGCTATATCAAGAATTGAATAATAATAACTAAATATTGCTCCCGCCTCTAAGCGTTGAGGCGGAAGACCCGAGCGTGGGTAACTACTGAGATTTTCTTGGTAGTTGCCCACGCTCTTTTTTTAGGATTCCACACCCCGCGCAATATCCGCGCGGATAAGGCTCTTGATATATCCGGCTTTACTGGGAACGTTGTCTAACCTCTGAATAATATCCTGCTCCGTGGTTTCTACCAAGCGGATTGTGAGCATTTTTGTATGAGCCTTGTGGTAGCGCTCCTGCGGTGTTTCTTTTCTATCTTTAATACATATCGCCCCTTTCAAAAGGTTGGGGGCCGGTTTCCCGGCCCCGTGGTGATTACTGCTGGGAACCTGTGATATAAGCATCGATCAGTTTTTCCAGCTCGGCGGCGGTGTAAGTCTTATCCGGGTCTTGCTTCAAGATTCGGAGTAAGTCATACGCCATAGCCTTTTGAACGTCCTTGCGTTCGTTTTCAGTAGGCATTTACTCGCCCCCTTTCTGATTATAGTATAACATAGGTATATACCTATGTCAAGAGATTTTACAAATAATTTTTAGAAAACCCGCATTTGCAGATTTTATACACCATTTGACCGGCCCGAAGTCGCTAAACTACGGGAGATTCAATTAAATTTGGCTATCCGCAAGCCTAAAAGTGCGGGGCGGTGGGTCACGGCAACGACCTAAAAAGCCTAGCCGCAAAGGAGAACGCATGAAAACAGAAGAACTGCTTGAAATTGGACTGACAGAGGAACAAGCGACAAAGGTTTTGGCGATCAACGGGAAAGACATTGAACGATACAAAAAGGCGGCAGATACAGCAAAGGCGGACCTTGAAGCGTCTCAGGAACAACTTTCACAGAGAGATGCGGATATTGAGAAGTTAAAAAAATCTGCCGGTGATGTGGATGGCATCAAGCAGCAGTTGGCTGACCTGCAGACCAAGTACACCACGGAGACAGAGCAGTATCAGAAGCAGATTGCAGATCGTGACTATGCAGATGCTGTCAATCATGCGATTGCCGACAAGGGTGTAAAGTTCAGTTCTAAAGCCGCGGAAAAGGCGTTTGTTGCGGACCTTACCGCCAACCGCCTGACGCTCAAAAACGGGGCTCTGGAAGGGTTTGAAGATTACCTGAAGGCGCAGCAAGATAGCGACCCAGCTGCGTTCCAGGGGGACAAGCCTGCCCCGTCGTTTGCAAAGCCTGTTGGCCCTGGCGGGCCTCCTGCTCACGAGAGCAAAGGAGCCATGTACGCCAAGCAGTTCAATCAAATGTACGCAACCCAAAATATTACGAAGGAGTGAAACGAATGTCTCATTTTTACAGAGTGAATGGCACTTTTCGGCCGAACTTCCTGGAAAGCGAGGTTGGGCTTGTCCTGAAAACCTATCAGATTCCAGCTTCTATGGGCGTGGCGGATGAGTATGGAAACAAAATTGTTGCCGCCGGAACTGTGTTCCCGTCCAATGATGGGAGCGCCGTAGGTATCGTTTTTGACGATGTGGATGTCACCCACGGAGACCACGAAGGGAGCGTCATGTTGGCTGGCCGTGTTCTGAAAGAACGCCTGGATATCCAGAGCGCCGCCGAGACACCGCTGAAAACGGCTGGGATTGTGTTTGTGGATGCGCCCGAAGTTACCAGGGGATATTGCCTGACCTATGAAAAGGACGATGGTACAGGCACGCCTCCGGTTGATACCCATGAATACCAGGAGGGCAGCTATGCTCCTGTATCAACCGATTATCCGCTGACTAAAGCGAGCAATACACAAACCGGATGGGCGCTCTCCAGCGGCGGGCCTGCGGTTACATCGGTCAAGATGACCAAGGATGCAAAGCTCTATCCCGTCTGGACTTCCGCAGGCGTCTAACAAGGAGGATTGACAAATGGCTGATATTTTAACTTTGATTTCCGATGCTGAAAGACTGGACTTCTCTCAGAATCTGTCTGTTGCCCGCCCTGCATACCTGGGCGACCGGCTTTTCCCTGATCAGAAGACCGAAAACCTCAAGGCGGAATATATGCGGCTTGCCAATGGCGCTACCCTGCCTGTGATGGCTACCGTCCACGCCTTTGACACGGAGGCGGAGATCGGTTCCCGGCCTACCTTTGACAAGATGGAGGTCGAAAAGCTGCTGATCAAGCGCAAGATCAACCAGACTGAACGCATTCGGCTCCTGAGTGAATCCGGGGTGTATGCCGATGACGCCATTGTGCGCTATGTTTTTGACGACATGCGGATGATGGCGGATGCAGTGAAGGTCCGTACTGAGGTTGCCAAGATGGATGTGCTTGCCACCGGCAAGATGAACATCAATGAGAATCGCCTTAAGATGACCGTTGATTATAAAGTTCCCAGTGAAAACCTGGCCTTCGATTTGGACATGTCCGCTGATGCTGATGTCATTGGTCAGATTCAAGCCATTGTGGACCAAGCCGCTGAGATGGGGTACACCATCAACGAGGCGATTACCTCTAACAAGGTAGTCCGTAAGTTAGCGACCAACAAGGGCATTCAGACCCTGATCTTTGGTTCTGTTGGACAGGGGACCTATGTTCCCAACGAGCGTCTACGCGGTTTGTTTTCGCAGCTCTTCGGATTTGGAACCATCACAACCTATGATCTGCGATATAAGACTCAGAAGGCGGACGGCACTGAGGCGACGCACCGCTTCTATCCGGAGGACAAGATCTCCTTCACGGCTGCCCCGCAGGTGGGTGTGGGCTTGTGGGGCGTGTCTCCAGAAGAGGCGGAGTATGGACAATACAACGAAAAGTCCGCCGATCAGTACATCACCATCACCCAATGGGCGACGCCTGACCCTGTAGCGGTGTGGACGAAGGCAACTGGCTTGTTTATCCCGGTCCTTCCTGACCCCAACGGCCTGTTTGTGGCCTCTGTAAAGCCAGACGCTGCCTCGGGGGGTTAAATGAGCTGTTGAGCGCGGCTTCACTCTCCACGCCTGACTTCTCCAGCATGACACGGGCAGAAATGCTTGATTATGCTGTGGAGAACAGCGTGGAGGGTGTCAACAGCTCCATGAAAAAGGCCGATATTTTAGCGGTACTCCGGAGGACCGTTTCATGATTTATGCAAGCTACGAGTTCTATTCGTATGTGTACTTCGGAAAGGCCATTGAACCGGTTGATTTCCCACGGCTTGCGCTTCGGGCAAGCTCCTACCTTGACTGGTGTACAGCTGGAAGAGCCGCCAAACACGCGGACCTGGAGGCGGTAAAGATGGCGTGCTGCGCCCTTGCTGAGGACTACCAGACGATTGATTCCGCCAGGATGCTGGCAAACAGGAGCTTATCTTCTGCAT